ACCTACCCGAGATATACTATTAGTTGGTAATTTTATTAAAAAATTAATGTAAATAATTAAACCGGATTTTGTAATTCGGTTTTTTTTATTTATATTTGACCTATAACTAAAATTTATTTATTATGTCTACATTTGACGCAGTACTGGCGCAGTACGAGAAAAACAAGAACGCCGCAAGCGGCAACGCAAATCGTGTGTCCTCAGAGGACCGTATGAAGAAGTATTTCACCACCGTATTACCGAAAGGTTCTAAAGGTGAGGAAAAACGTATTCGTATTCTACCTACAAAAGATGGTTCATCACCATTTGTTGAGGTATACTTCCACGAAGTACAAGTGGATGGAAAATGGGTAAAATTATATGACCCTAAACAAGAAGGAAAACGTTCTCCATTAAATGAAATTTATGAAGAATTAATGATGACAGGTGTTGAAGCTGACCGTGAGTTAGCAAGAACATATCGTTCTCGTAAATTCTACATTGTTAAAGTTATCGACCGTGATAATGAAAACGACGGTGTTAAGTTTTGGAGATTCAAGCACAATGCTAAAGGAGACGGTATCTTGGATAAGATTATCCCCATCTTCCGTAATAAAGGTGACATCACAAGTGTAACTGAAGGTCGTGACTTAATCTTATCATTAGCCCTAACTAAGGCTGGTACAGGTAAAGAATACACAACTATCAATTCAGTCATTCCTGAAGACAAAGGACCATTACATGTTGATGAGAACATCGGAAACACTTGGGTTAATGATGAATTAACTTGGTCTGATGTTTATTCTAAGAAAGGTGAAGACTACTTAGATATGGTCGCAAAAGGTGAAACACCTCGTTGGGACTCTAATTTAGGTAAGTGGGCTTCTAACACAACAGGTGAAGAAAACTTCACTCCACAATCTCCATCGGCACCTCAGGCACCGGCACCATCGGTACCAACACCTGCGCTTGTTGACCCACAGGCGGATGATGATATCGATGAAGAGTTACCATTCTAATATCACGGGGTGGTATAACAACCACCCCATTTTTTTTAAACAAACAAATACATGGGAATTAAAAAACAAGATTTTTCAAGCATTGAGAGTGTTGTAAACAAATACTCGACAAAAACTACGTATAAGGCTGACAGGTTCTTAGACTTAGGTGATGCTTTCTTGGATGCAACTGGTATTCCAGGTCCCGCTATTGGTCATATCAATATGTTGTTAGGACATTCAGATACAGGTAAGACAACTGCATTATTAGGTGCTGCTGCTGATGGTGTCAAAAAAGGAATGTTACCTGTGTTTATTATCACAGAACAAAAGTTTGATTTTGAGCACGCAAGGATTATGGGTATTCCTGTTGAACAAGAAGTAGACCCTGAGACGGGTGAAGTAACCTATTCAGGTCCGTACATTTTCAAGAACGATTTTGATTACATCGAACAAATCACAGATTTTATGAATGATTTGATGGATGCTCAAGATAAAGGTAACATACCATACGATTTATTATTCCTTTGGGATTCCGTGGGTTCTGTACCTTGTAAGATGACATACGAAGGTAAAGGTGGTAAACAACACAATGCTGCGGCGTTAGCTGACAAAATTGGTATGGGCATCAACCAACGTATTTCGGGTTCTCGTCGTTCTGAGAAACCACATACAAATACATTAATTATTGTTAATCAACCATGGGTTGAGTTACCTGACAATATCTATGGACAACCAAAGATTAAAGCAAAAGGCGGTGAGGCGATTTATTTGAACTCAACATTAGTTTTCTTATTTGGTAATCAAAAGAACGCGGGTACCACTAAAATACCTATCACAAAAAACAAAAGAACAATTAGTGTGGCTACGAGAAGTAAAATCTCCGTAATGAAAAACCATGTTAATGGTATTGCGTTTGCTGACGGTAAGATTATGGTCACACCACACGGTTTCTTGAGAGCAAAAGAAACGGCTGAAGAAAAGATTTCACGTGAACAATATGTTAAGGATAATTTAGATTATATTAGCAAGTTGTTTGGTGAGAAAGTATCTGACTTGAAAGACATCAAATTTGAAGATGTATTAGATGCCACAGATTCAGACGAAGAATAGTTTCACATTTTAAATTAAAACAAATGTCCGTTTTACTTGTCGACGGTGACAATTTATTAACAATCGGATTTTACGGGTGTAAAAATTTCTTTTATAAGGGAAACCATATTGGGGGAATATATCATTTCCTCAATACCCTTAGGAAGTCATTTGAAATCTATCGTTTGGACAAAATCGTAGTTTTTTGGGATGGTAAGGAAGGTTCTCAATCAAGAAGAAAACTATATCATCTATACAAAGAGAATCGTAAAAGTCGTTTACGTTCAGAAGAAGAGTTAAACTCTTACAATTACCAAAGAGACAGAATCAAACAATACCTTGAGGAGTTATACGTTCGTCAAGGTGAGTATGAATACTGTGAGACCGACGATTGTATTGCTTACTACTCAAAGAACTCTCCAAATGAGAATATGATTGTTTATTCTTCAGACGGAGATTTAACACAACTCGTTTCAGAGAACACACAAATTTATAACCCATCACATCATAAACTTTACAACGCAAAGGATACTATTATGTACCAACATGAGGAAGTATTAATTGAAAATGTAAAAGTTATTAAGATGTTATGCGGTGATTCTTCGGATAATATTTCGGGTATCAAAAATATGGGCATTAAAAGATTGATTTCTTTATTTCCTGAGATACAAACCAAACAACTCTCTTTAGATGACATTATCAAAAAAGGTAATGAAATTTTTGAACAGGATAAAAATAACAAACTTATAACAAACCTTTTAACTGGTGTTACCAAACATGGAGTTTTCGGTGATGAGTTTTTTGAGATTAACAATAAAATTGTTAACTTAGATGAACCAATTCTAACTGAAGAAGCTAAGGAGGGTATACACCAATTAATTGTGGAAATTCTTGACCAAGAAGGTAGGTCATATAAAAACGCAATTAGATTAATGACAGAAGATGGGATTAATAATATTCTACCAAAGTCTGATGATGCGTTTGCCAATTTCCTAAACCCATTCCTTCGATTAACCAGAAAAGAAAAAAATAAAAGAATTATTAAAATTAAAAACTATGAGTAACGAACAATCAATTACTAAATTCGAGTTCTTATTAACGTTAGAAAAGAACATCGTTTGCCAAAGATTTTTTAATGTAGTAGACCACAATCCTAAAGCTCGCCGTTCTATGGACATCTATTACTATGTAAAAAATATTTGTGAAGAAATTACTGAAGATTTAAAAATAAAAAGTTCGGATTATCTATGTGAAAATCAGAATTTTTTTCAATCTTCGGACTATGTGGAAGAAATTTCAGAGAAAGATAAAGAACACTTTTTACTACAAATAAAGTTGGGTGAAGATGTATTTATTGAAAGAGTATTTCCGGCGTATTACTATCATCCAAAGGTTAGATATACGGTAGATATTCGTCCAAAATTGAAAAGAATGTTAGGTAATCTAACAGATATTTTATCATCTGACGAATTGGAAACAACTTATTTACATTACCAACTTTAAAAATTTATTATTATTACTATGGAAGAAAGAAATTTTGGGCATCTAGGGTTTTCCTTTCAACAATCGTTGATTAAAGCAATTATTGAGGATAGGAAATACGGAGAGACGATTATTGATGTGTTAGAAACAAAGTTTTTTGATAATAACTCCTTTAGGTACATTATCGAAAACATAAAGGAGTTACATACCAAGTATAATAAAATTCCTATCTATGAAACTTTGGGTCAGAAAATTATTTCAGAATCAAGTAGTGAGGGTGCTTCAAGAGTACACCTTGATACTTTGGACGAAATAAAAAACAACGAAAAAGATTTTGAATTTGTTAAGGACAGAGCTTTAAATTTCTGTAAACAACAAAACCTTAAGAAAGAATTAAAGTTAGTAACTAACATTATTGAGAACGGTAACTTTGAAGAGTATTCTAAAATTGAGAACATCATTCAAAAGGCGTTACAAGTTGGTGTAACGGGTGATGATGCTACGGATGTTTTCCATGATATTGAGGCGGCTTTAGAAAAAGATTATCGTTTACCAATTCCTACAGGTATTGCGGGTGTCGACAATCTTTTAAAAGGTGGTTTAGGTCGTGGAGAATTGGGTATTGTTTTGGCACCAACTGGTACGGGTAAAACAACATTGTTAACTAAATTCGCAAACACCGCTTATAATTTAGACTACAATGTTTTACAAATCTTCTTTGAGGATAATGTTGGCAACATTAAAAGAAAACACTATACTATTTGGACAGGTATTGAACCGGACGAACAACCCGAAAATAGAGAAGAGGTAATTGAAAAAGTTAAAGAGGCACAATCTCGTTCAACAGGTAATCTTAAAATGATTAAAGTTGCTAGTGATAGTTTAACAATATCAGACATCAAAGCTAAGATTCGTAAACTCACCTCAGAAGGATTTAAAACGGATTTATTAGTTCTTGATTATGTGGATTGTATTTCGTCCGAGAAATCAACTAACGGTGAAGAATGGAAAGGGGAAGGTTCTATTATGAGAAGTTTAGAGGGTATGACAACTGAGTTTGATATGGCTATTTGGACAGCAACACAAGGTAGTCGCGATTCAATCTCATCTGAGGTTGTAACAAGTGACCAAATGGGTGGAAGTATTAAGAAAGCACAAATTGCCCACGTAATCTTATCTATCGCTAAAACGTTAGAACAGAAAGAACATGATTTAGCAACCTTAACACTACTTAAATCTCGTATTGGTAAAGACGGTGTTATTTTCCAAAACTGTAAGTTTGATAATAAGATGTTAATCATCGATACAGATTCTCAAAACACATTACTTGGTTTTGAAGAACAAAAAGTAGAACAGAGAGCCAGTCGTGCTGCTGATTTATACAAAAGAAGACAAGAAAGAGAAAACCAAACAATTTAAATTTATGAAAGAAAAAATATTACAAGACAACCCAGGACGGTTTGTCCTCTTCCCTATCGAACATAACGATATTTGGAAATACTATAAACAACAAGAAGCGTGTTTTTGGACTGCTGAAGAAATCGATTTGGCTCAAGATATTCAAGATTGGGATAACAAGTTGAACGATGACGAGAAGCACTTTGTAAAACACATTCTAGCATTCTTTGCCGCGTCTGATGGTATTGTTAATGAAAACATCGCATTAAATTTTGTGAATGAAGTACAATACACTGAAGCAAAAATGTTTTACGGTTTTCAAATCATGATGGAGAACATTCATAGTGAAACATATTCGTTATTAATTGATTCTTACATTAAAGATAAGACAGAACAATTAAACCTATTCAATGCTATTGAAACTATTCCGGCAATCAAAAAGAAAGCTGAATGGGCATTAAGATGGATTGAAAATGGAACATTTACCGAACGTTTAATTGCGTTTGCCGCAGTTGAAGGTATCTTCTTCTCAGGTTCATTCTGTTCAATCTTTTGGTTGAAAAAACGTGGATTAATGCCGGGTTTAACTTTTTCAAATGAATTAATTTCTCGTGATGAGGGAATGCACTGTGACTTTGCTTGTCATTTATTTAATAATCATATTGAGAATAAATTAACTGAGTCACAGATTAAAGAAATTATTGTTAGTGCTTTAGCCATTGAAAAAGAATTTATCTTGGAAGCGTTACCAGTTCGTTTAATTGGTATGAATGCGGACTTGATGTCACAATATCTTGAGTTTGTAACTGATAGATTATTAACGGCATTGGGATGTTCAAAGGTTTACAATTCAGAAAATCCTTTCGATTTTATGCAGAACATCGCATTACAAGGTAAAACAAACTTCTTTGAGAAACGTGTTGCGGAATATCAAAAAGCGGGTGTAAACAATAAAAGTGATGAAAGTATTGAAGATGCTTTTAGTGGAGATTTAGATTTTTAAAAATATGAAAGTAAAAAAACGCGACGGTTCCCTTGAGGAAATGAGATATGACAAGATTACTAAACGGATTAGTATTTTATGTCACGATTTAAATATGGAATACATTGACCCTACCTATGTTACATTAAAAGTAACACAAGGTATCTACGATGGTATTACAACAATTGAATTAGATAAGTTAGCGGCAGAGACTGCGGTTGCCATGACCACAACTCACCCTGATTATTCTAAGTTGGCCGGTAGAATTGAAGTATCAAGTCTACACAAGTCAACACCAAAGAAGTTTTCACAGTGTATCAAAGAATTACATTCATTCATTGAACCAAGAACAGGAAAACAATCATCATTAATCGATACACAATTATATAAGTTTGTTCTTGAAAATAGAGAAACTATTGATGCTGCGATTAATATGGAAAGAGATTTTGATTTCGATTATTTCGGTATCAAAACTTTAGAACGTTCATACCTTTTAAAGATTGGACAAAAAATTGTAGAGAGACCACAATACCTTTATATGAGAGTCGCGTTAGGTATTAGTAACTTTAATCTCGAAGAAGGATTAAAAATTTATGATGACTTATCCCAGCATTATTACACACATGCGACACCAACGCTGTTTAATGCCGGCACGCCAAGACCTCAAATGTCTTCATGTTTCTTAATTGGTAACAAAGGTGACGATATTGACGGATTGTTTAATACGTTAGGTGATGTGGCAAAGATTTCTAAGTGGGCTGGTGGTATTGGATTACACGTACACGATGTTCGTGCTAAAGGTTCTTATATTAAGGGGACTGGTGGAGAATCTGACGGTCTATTACCTATGATGAAGACTTACAATGAAGTCGCTCGTTGGATTAACCAAGGTGGTAAACGTAAAGGTTCATTTGCGGTATACTTGGAACCGTGGCACGCTGATGTTGTTGAATTTATTGAATTAAGAAAAAATCACGGTAAGGAAGAATTACGTGCTCGTGATTTGTTCTTAGCTTTATGGACACCCGATTTATTTATGAAACGTGTAGAAGAGGATGGTAATTGGACGTTGTTCTCACCTGATGAAGCACCGGGTTTATCTGATGTATATGATACACCGGAAGAAAAGAAATTCACTGAATTATACGAATCATATGAACAACAGGGTTTAGGTCGCAAAACAATTAAGGCAAGAAAGTTGATGGATGATATATTAACGGCACAGATTGAGACCGGCGTCCCTTATATGTTATACAAAGATGCTGCGAACTATAAATCAAATCAAAAGAATTTAGGTACCATTAAGTCTTCCAACTTATGTACTGAAATTATTGAATATAGTTCACCAACCGAACAAGCGGTTTGTAATTTAGCCTCAATAGCTTTACCAAAGTATATTGTTGACGGACAATTTGACCATCAATTATTATATGATGCGACATATCAAATTGTTAAAAACTTAAACAATGTAATTGATTTAAACTTCTACCCTACGGAAGAAACTAAATTTTCAAACTTTAAACATAGACCGGTTGGTTTAGGTGTTCAGGGTTTAGCGGATGTTTTCTGTATCTTAGGATTACCATTTGAATCTGATGACGCGGACAAATTACAAACCGACATTTTTGAAACAATTTATTTCTCTGCGTTAACATCATCTAAAGATTTGGCAAAAAGACACGGAGCATACGAATCAATTGATGGTTCACCAATTTCACAAGGTATCTTTCAATATCAAATGTGGGGTAAAACTGATGAAGATACTTCAGGTCGTTGGGATTGGAAATCATTACGTAAAGAGGTTGTTAACAACGGTGTAAGAAACTCATTATTAGTGGCACCGATGCCAACAGCATCTACCGCACAAATCTTGGGTAACAACGAATGTTTTGAACCATTTACAACAAACCTATACGCAAGAAGAACATTAGGTGGTGAGTTCGTAGTAATTAACCAACACTTAGTAAAGGATTTGTTGAAATTCGATTTATGGAATGAGGAGATTAAGAATAAAATCATTATGGAAAATGGTTCTATCCAAAACATCCCTGAGATTCCTACTGAATTGAAAGAAATCTATAAGACAGTGTGGGAGATGTCACAAAAGAAAATATTAAACATGGCAGCTAATCGTAGTGTTTATATTGACCAATCTCAATCAATGAACTTGTTTATCAGTGGTGTAAACAAAGCTAAGTTATTGGCAGCACACTTACACGGATGGAAATTAGGTTTAAAAACTGGTATGTACTACCTACGTTCAACATCTGCGGTTGATGCGATGAAAGGATTAGGTATCGACACATCCACAGTTAAACCTGTAGAAACTCCACCCGTTTATTCAACACCAACTAATAATTCGTTAATTAGTGAAAGTACACCCGAAGTTGAGATGACAATTGAACGACCATCCGATTCACCATTTGAGTGTGAGGGATGTGGTTCCTGATAAATAATAATACACCAAAATAATAAAATCCCAACTTCGGTTGGGATTTTTTATTTATTACCATTTCTATATTGTTTATATTTATAGGTATGGCAGTAAAATATGGAATAGATTTCCCTTTTAGAGATAGTGGTGAAGGTAGTTATGTAAAAATGACTGTTACACCTGAAAGAGAAATACGTGCTAATTTAATTCATTTACTATTAACTAAAAGAGGTAGTCGTTATTTTTTACCTGACTTTGGTACAAGATTATATCAATTTATATTTGACCAAAATGATGCGGTCACATTTGGATTAATAGAGGAAGAAATTAGAGAATCGGTAAAAAAATATATACCAAACTTGGACATAACAAGTCTTAAAGTTATGTCGGCGGAAGATGACCCTGATACAATTAGAACATTTAACGTTGATGAAGATGAGAGATTATTTAGAGTTAGCGACTTCTCAACTAGACCATATACTGCGGTGGTTAAAATAGAATACACAGTTAATAACGGAGCATTTACATCTTCGGATTTTGTAATTATCAACATTTAAAATGGCAAAAAAAATATCATACGCAACAAGAGACTTTGCGGGATTAAGACAAGAATTAGTAAACCTAACAAAAGAATATTATCCTGATTTAGTAAAAAATACTAATGATGCGTCTATATTCTCAGTATTATTAGATTTAAATGCTGCCGTTGCTGATAACTTACACTACCACATTGATAGAGTTTGGCAAGAAACAATGTTAGATTTTGCCCAACAAAGACAATCATTATTTCACATTGCTAAAACATATGGAATAAAGATACCCGGTAATAGACCATCGGTTGCTTTATGTGATTTCTCTATTAACGTACCCGTTCGTGGTGATAAAGAAGATGAGAGATATCTTGGAGTTTTAAAAGCGGGTGCTCAAGTCTCAGGTGCCGGTCAAATATTTGAAACATTAGAAGATATTGATTTTGGTAGTCCATTTAACAGTAAGGGAGAGCCGAATAGATTAAAGATACCTAACCTTGACACCAATAATAAGTTAATTTCATATACAATTACTAAGAGAGATGCGGTAGCCAACGGTGCCACAAGAATTTATAGAAGGGTTATTAATGAGGTTGACCAAAAACCATTTTTTAAAATCTATCTTCCTGAACAAAATGTATTAGGTATTACTTCAGTTATTCATAAAGAAGGAACATCGTTCGGGACTAATCCAACAACCGCGGAGTTCGAATCGACAACAAATAAATGGTATGAAGTAAAAACATTAATTGACGATAAAATATTTCAACCTGACCCAACTGCCGCATCTGATAAAGATAATTTTAAAGCAGGAAAATATATTTCAGTTAAAAATAAATTTGTAACTGAAACAACACCTGAAAGTTTCTTCTCATTAACATTTGGTTCGGGAACGGTTGACCCACTAGATAATTTAGACAACTATATTAACGGTTCAATGAAAGTTAATTTAGGTAGTTATCTAAATAATATGTCGTTAGGAACAATACCTAAAGCTAATACAACATTATTCATAAAGTATCGTATTGGTGGAGGTAAAGATTCTAATTTAGGTGTGAGTGTTATTACGAATGTCGATAATGTTGAATTTAATATAAATGGACCATTATCCTCAATCAATACACAAGTTGAACAATCACTTAGAGTTACTAATGTAACACCTGCAGTGGGTGGTGCTGACCAACCAACTATTGAAGAATTAAGAAACATGATAGCATACAATTTTGCGGCGCAAGACAGAGCAGTAACATTGAATGACTACAAATCGTTGATTGAAACAATGCCATCAACATATGGAGCTCCGTCTAAAGTAAATGTAATGGAAGAAGATAATAAGGTTAAAATTAAATTATTATCTTATGATGAGAACGGAAATCTAACTGATACTGTATCCAACACATTGAAAAATAACATTTTAGGTTATCTTTCTGAATACAGGATGATTAATGACTATATTGACATTACGAGTGGTGAAGTTATTGATTTAGGATTAGAAATAGATTTGGTTACGGATAAAAATTCAACAACAACTGAGATTATTAAAACAACAATACAAGATGTTATTAGTTTTTTTGCTATAGAGAAACGTAAAATGGGTGACCCTTTATTTGTTGGTGATTTAATGAAAGTAATTGGTAATGTTAGTGGTGTTGTTAACGTTGTTGATGTACGTGTATTTGGTAAAACCGGTGGAAATTACTCATCTTCAGAAGTTTCCCAAACATATAAAAACGCGGCAACTAAAGAGATACTACAATCTGACATGACAATCTACATGAAATCTAATCAAATATATCAAATTAGATTCCCAAATGTGGATATTAAAGTTAGAACCAAAACTTCAGGAACGACTACATTCTAAAATGTTTTTTCTTTATAATAGTAGAAAATCGTAAGCTTTCTATTTATTATAGTATGGTACAAAAACATAGAATTTCCACTAATATCGGTAAGGACCAAAAAGTCACGGTTGAATTAAATCAGGACTACGATTTCCTTGAGATTTTATCTTTAAAATTTACACAACAAGAGGCGTATACATCAATTTGTGCCGACTACGGTGTTGTTTGTGGTAGAATTACCGCAAATAACGGACTAGGTATTCCCAATGCTCGCGTTTCAATATTTGTACCATTGACTGATGAGGATTCCGAAGACCCTGTTATTAGTGCTCTTTATCCCTATACATCCATAAGTGTTAAAGACGATAACAATTATCGATATAATTTATTACCATCAAGAAAACAACACGGTGGACACGAACCAACAGGTACTTTTCCTGACCAAAGAGATGTTTTAACAAGAGAAGAAGTATTAGAGGTGTATGAAAAATATTATAAGTACACAGTTAAAACAAACACCGCAGGTGACTTTATGATTTGGGGAGTTCCTCCGGGTGAACAAACTATCCATGTTGATTTAGACCTTTCAGATATTAGTTGTTTTTCATTAAGACCCGATGATTTTATTAGAAAGGGTACAGGTTTAGATGAATTTAAATCGGCATATGAATTTAAATCATCAGATGACATTGATTCACTACCACAAATTGTAACGTTTGATAAAATTATTCAAGTATACCCATTTTGGGGTAATGCTGACATTTGTGAATTAGGTATATCAAGAGTTGATTTTGATTTATCAGAAAAAGGAATTAAGATTGAGCCAATGGCTTATTTTATTGGGTCAATTTACACAGACACGGAGGGTAACCAAGTAAGTAAAGGATGTACACCTGGAAATCTTGAAGGTGGTAAATGTTCATTAACAACAGGTGAGGCAACAATTGAAGCTATCAGATTTAAAAACGCAAGAGATACACAAAATAGACCAATACTTGAAGAATATAAAGTAAAGGAGGATGTAAATGAAGACGGTTCATTTGTTTTACCATTACCGATGAACATGGAATATCTTTACACCAATGAATATGGTGAAAATGAAATTACAAATGACCCAAACAAAGGTGTTCCAACATCATCATGTTATCGTTTTAGAATAACGATGAAAAACACACAAAGTAATGGTGACAATAGTATGGGGTCATATTTGGTACCCAACATTAAAGAATATTTAAACGAAGACACCGATTTATCATACAACTTTTCACTTAATTGGGAAGATTATCCAACAGGCTCAACCACGGGCGATGTAGTTTTTTACAACGAAAATGGTTCATATTATCCTAAAGATTACTTTTATCGATTAAACTATAATAAAGTTTATACGATGTCATCTTTTATGGGTTCATATTTTAGTGCCAGCGGATTAGGTACACACACCTATCTTGGTTTAAAAGACATTTCACCAAAAAAAGAGGATGATTGTGAAAGTTCAATTGTAACACCGCCGGCAAACTGGGGAATGATGAATATCAATTTTTCCATTTTATTGGCAATAACACTTAATATTTTTGAACGAATAATTTATCAAGCGTTTATGTATGCGATTGAGGTTTTAATTTTACCATTTCAATTTCTTTATGAAATTATATTCCCACTTAGTGATTGGACATTTGGTTGGATTGATGATTGGCAACCTTTTAAAGAATTTGATGACTTAATTATTGAACCACTACAAAGATTTGGAACAATAAGATTAGGTGTAACAATTTATCCCGAATGTGTGACATGTAATAATGTGAACGGTGAGGATGTTACGGTCGAACCACCCCCTGCTGTCACATCTCCAACCGATATATATACACTTGTTAAAACTGGTATATTATATCCAAGTAGTGCTTATGAGGGTAACTCAACAAATAATATCACTGACCCAAATCCCGACCAAAAAAAATTATATTTAACGATACCAAATGGAGTTTATCCACCACCAACAAACAACGCCGGTGAACCATCATGGGCTACTGTAGTTCAAAATCCCGCAAAATATCATATAGTGATTAACAATGTCGGTTTTGGTAACACGTTGAGTGTTAATACATACACACATACGGCAAATGACCCATATGATACTGGTACATACTATTCTACACCAAATACGGCTTATGATTGGACCACACCAAGTAACAATACAAACTCCCCATTATCGTATAAATTATATGATAAAACACAAACACCCATAGGTGCGAATCCCGGCGGTGCCACTATTAATGGGGAATCATTACCATCAGGTTGTTCACAATATATGACTGTCTATGATGAAAATATAGTTGCTCAGACATATTGTAGAGATAGTTTTAATGTTCCATATGATAGTTTACTAACTTCAGATTTACAAACCGGAACAAGTTGTAGTGGTGGTAAAAATCCATCCGGTCAAGTAATTTATTCTCGAACTGGAAATCATTGTAGAACTTGTGAAACAAAAACAGGTTATTCCGAATTTAGAAACGGTTTATTTAGAATTATACCGGCAGCTGATAAATATAACTGGCAGGCAAACTTTCAGGCAATTGATGAATATTGTAGAAGAAAACTTGTTGGTAAGCTATTCTGTGAGGGGTGGATTAACTATTCATTCTTAGATAACTGGTTATCCGGCTCATTATATTTCTTTAAATTCGGTTCAAGAGTTAGATGGGATAATGAGGCTGAATTGGATTTAAATGTCTATTGGACATCGTATTGTGAAGATTTAGTTTATTTCAAAGGAGGTTCAATATCTAATCCAGATAAAAGATTTTACTACCGTTCAACACCATATAATAACATAACCGGCGAATATAGTTCCTTAAAACTCGGTACGTTAGCACACCCAACAACAATGGTTGATTTGGGACCAAGAGATGAATTTATAAAAGAAATCTGTATTGACCCTAAAATGGACCCAAATTGTTCTGTATCAAGAAATATTGGTGCGACATCATATAAAGACCATAAAGAAATGTTGGGTTTATATATAAACTATAAAATGGACATTTTAGGCTCACAGGGGGATTTTTATAGATTTGTTAGAAACGATGGATTTGATGCTAAATTACCGTTTAAGATGCAAGGTCAGATTTTAAACGGTGATATTTTACAATTAATGTCAATGAACAATGAAGTTGGTATTCATGGTTTTGATTTACAAGATAAAAGATATGAGGTATATAATCCAATTATTTTAGACCCTGAAAATTATCCTGACTATTTTAAGGCTGATGATGGTAGTGCCAATGGTCCGTTAGCGATTAATCTTAAATTAGATGAGGCGGATGGTTATAGAACCAGAGTTTGTATTAATGAACCAGGTAGATTAACTGAATCATCACAAGAAGTTCCATTCTATTATTGGAATAAACATGGAACAGGATTTGGTTTAGGTGTCGACCAATCTTGGGATTATAATACAATTGTTAAACAACCATTACAAGGGATGGTTAATCCTTATACTAATCGATACAAATATAATGGAGACACGTCACATCCATACATGTTATTACCAATGACTAACGAATTTGATGGTGAAATCATTAAATTAAACGCCGTTTCAGTACCAAGAACAAACGTTGTTTTTGATTATGAACATTTAAACACAGATTCAAATGGTTTTTTAACATCAACATTAGACGGTACCCATCAAAACTATAACATGCAGGAAGAAGGGTTTACATTCTTATATATCACTGGAGGCGATGGTACCATAACGGGAGCAACTGCCGGTAAGTTATATGTTAGAAAAGGAGACGCATCATCGACAAGTGGTTCAGGTAATTGGGCAACACCAATTGATTGGGACAATACTATTGATTATATAATATTACCAACAAGTTCCAACTACGCGGGTACAAAACAAATCCTATCAACACCATTCTTATTTTATTTTGGGATAAAACCGGGTAAAACCGCAATTGATAAATTTATACAAAGATTTGGACCTAAAGGTGCATTTACATCGGCAGAATAATGGAAGAAAAAAAAGAAATATTATTACCAAGTAAACGATACGCAAATGCGGAGGAACAAGAACTGAATCTAAAGTTAGAACTTGAAAGTTCGGAATCGTTGTTAAGAATTGGTGATAGAGATATCATATTAGATATTGCCAAACTTTATGACAAAGAAAGAAACAATAGTACAAACTATAAGATTTACGGTAAAATGAAAATGATTTTCCGTAACATGTATAGTGGTGTTACAGAATATCCATACTTGGAAGAAAGGTTATATCTCGTTGGTGACGGTTCAGATAATAATTTTAATGGTTTCATACCATACGATGAGTTTGCGTTTCTAAGAAGAGATTTATATCGTGAATACACGGTACCGGGTTCAGGCTCAGTATTGGGTGGTTCAAATAGTACACCAACAATCGCAAAATCAGGTTCAACAGAACACACAACAATAACCACAATGACCGCACCGTATCATAATTGGAACGTCTATTTAAGTTATGTATCGGGACAGGATAGTTCATATCCAATGAAATATACACTTTCGGGTAATACCAATAACGTATATAGTTTTACTGCTGGTAATGGTATACCATTTAGAGTTACAGATACGGGTAATTCATACGTTTTAACAAGTCCCGTACCGCACGGTATCAGTGTGGGTGAGTATATCGTTATTTCAGGTGGTACGATAGTAAATTATGGTGAAACAAAGGACAACACGTTCTATGTTAATAGTGTGGGTAATGAAACGTATAACTCAGAAAAGTATGTGATAACGTTACTTAAAACGCAATTCAAACAAGGGTTGAGTATAAGTGGTGTTGTATTGGGTAAGAGATGTTTAAATGTAAATAACATTTCAGGAACGACCTCAACATATTACGTCCATAAACATACATTATTAACCGGACCATCTGATTATATTTTAGATAATGTTGGGTTTGAAAGTCCGATATGGGAGGATGAAAAGAAAATGTTACTTGAAAATAGTGCGGGTGTTAATGATGTCGTAGTTGAAAGAAATAGAATGGAATCTGTTCTGTTTGATTTCAAAGAACCACTAGTGTTATCGGGACTAACTAACAATCTAAACTATACCCCAACAGAAGTATATGTAACTACAGTTTTTAGAAATGGTAATGGATATTTTAATTACCCACCAAAAACTGGTTATAAATTTAATTTTCACGATAGTTGGGTTGATAAACATTTTGACGGAAATACCTCACAGGAATCTGAATTTACCAAAGGAACCTTTACTCGTGGAGATATAACATTTACTAGTGGTAACACATTATCGATTGGTGATGTGATTAATGGTGCGTTTGTTGAATATAATAGAAAAGAAATGAAGGAGAGAATTATTAGTGAGTCATATCACAAAATAACCAATCCAACTGACATATTTAATTTTGGTCAAACTAATCCACTTTATTATTCGGGGGCAAGTATAACTAACCCAATTGGTTTATATTATCAACCACACAATAGAGTAAAACTAAGGGAGTTATCACCATATATGGAAATGGCAAAAACGAATGACATTTACAACTTACCTGAAAATACAATCTACGATAAGGATGAGGATGTGTGGAGATGGAGAGATTTATACGACCACGGTTATATTGACCCTGACGGTTACGGAACTAATTTTCCGTTTGCCAACGGTATTCATTATGTTAAGACAGATGTTAATTTCTATTTAAGAAACGAAAAACAATACATCAACAAACAAGATGGTTTGATTGATTTTAATACAAGAGCAAAAAATAATAATTTACTTTGTTAAAATGGATATTTTAAGAAAATCGGGAGATTACAACATTATAATAAATCAAAACACCGACTTCCAAACAAATTTAGGTTGGGAAGAAGGTATGAATTTATTTGAGGAAGAGGTATTAGATACTATCATTAACCCCACCGATAATTACGAAACCGTAAGATATATCCACGAACCATATTCTGGATTGACATCAAACAGCAATGAAACACAATGTGACATTTGGTTTAAGTTCTATTTTATAGACGCTAATACAAGTTATAATAATGGTTTAGACTACAATTTGGTTGGAATCTCTCCAAAAGAAAATGCGTTGATGACAAAACAATCAACAAAAAGTTTTTTTAGATTAGAGTTTTTTAAAACACCAAATGACCAACCACCAACAAGATTAAATAGAAAGTTTGTATTCGCAAGAAACCTATCGTTACCTGTGGGTGAAAAGTTTTATTATACCACACTTAAACAGAATATACACGTACCTGTTTTTATGGGGTCAAACTATAAAAATAAAGAAAACATGTATTTGTTTTGGTTTCAAGACGATTCAGTATTAAGTGATTCAACACTAAGTGGTAATACATTTTATATGACCGCCAAGTTCTATAACGGTGTGGATGGTTCTATTGTTGATTTTACAAATTCAAGATTGTTAAACACAACCGAAGTTTCAGAATTTGAGGACCTTTATTATAAGGTGATAATTAATAAAAGTAATTATTCATATAAAATGTACCACTACACGGGTGGTACGGTTAGTGAAAGTGATAGGGTTGGAAATGGAATAACAAACTCAATTAATTTTTATGAAAAGGGTGGAGAATTGGCACCACCACCTACACCTACACCAGCACCACCTACACCAACTTCTACACCACCATCACCATCACCAACACCACCGGCCCCATCACCGTCACCGTCGGCACCTAATAATTCAGGTGACCCAACATATGAAGTTTCGGTAAATAGAACCGAAATAGATGAAACAGGACCAAATAATTCGGTTACCGTTACGGTTACCACAACAAATGTGGCAAATGGTACTGTACTTTATTGGGATTTAGCGGTGGGGTCAAGTATAATATTAAATCTTCCACCTGTATCTGATTTTACGGGTGAAACATATACCGTTACGATAAACAATAATCAAGGGTCATTTACACTTACTGCCATTGAAGATTTTAGAACCGAAGGTCCTGGTGCTTTTGAAGCATTTGCCATCGACATTAAAACAGGTAATACTGCGGGAACCATAGTCGCAACAACACCACAACTAAAACTCTATGACACCTCAAAAGACCCTGAAATATTCACATATTATGATGTACGAAATTGTGATTCAGGAACTACAGGTTTGGTGATGAGATATCCGGGACCCGATAATTTAGATGCGGGTGTATATGTTATTTCCGACCCATTATTTAATCCACAACAAGTGGGTATTATATATAGAATAATTGGTGTTAGTACACAAACAATATTTACACTATACTATAAAGAGGAAGTGGAGGCACCTTCAGGTGGATGTAACTAATAAAATATTCAATATAAAAACATTAAAAGGATATTTAAAATATATAGATGAAAAAAAATAAGTACACCATCAGGCGTAAAAACATTGCACAAGTAAGACTGGTATCTTTGACCGGTAGGACTTGGTACGACTCTGGTGATAATCTTATTGATTGGACAGATTTAACCGATTCTGGCGTTGTTTATAACGTTGTGGTGTACAATATTTCGGGTGGTGATGTACCCGAAGGTTATTATAGATGGAGTAACCCAACAACAAATAGTTGGAATCTTATAAGTGGTTCCGAGTCCTACATCAATTCACAAATTTACGATGACCAACAAATACCTCTTTACTTAGAATCATCTATAGACGAGATGGGTTCTATGGTGGCATTTGATGGTAAAATTGCTTTATTAGATGTTGAGTTAAATGCCAATTTTACTTATGACGTAAATTGTAATAATGTTGTCATAACAAATACCACAAATTCTAAAAAATTAAAGGGTATCAATGACATAAGTTTTACTGTTTATTGGGGTGACGGCTCAACTTCACAAATAGGGCTTGATGGATTTTGTACGGGTGTCGATTGTCATAAGGTGTCAAAAAGTTTTAGTATTGGAGGACCAAAAAATATTAAAATTAATTTTGATGCTCCTTGGTCAAACAATACTTTAACCAAAAGTTTATTAATTGATTGCGGCTCAACACCAACTCCAACACCTACTAATACAGTTACACCAACCGTTACCGCAACACCAACACCGACACCAACATTAAGTACAACCCAAACCCCAACACCTACTCCAACACCCACACCAACAACAAGTAAAACTGGTACACCTACACCCACACCTACGCCTACACCGACAACGACAAAAACTCCAACACCAACCCCAACATTAACAAGAACACCAACACTTACCGCAACTCAAACAGTTACACCAACGTTAACTAGAACATTACCTAGTACCGATACGCCAACACCTACACTTACACCTACACTTACACCAACTCAGACTCCAACCACCACCCCTACAACAACACCAACACTAACGCAGACCGAAACGGGTACACCAACCCCAACGCCAACATTAACGTTAACTCAAACAGAATCAAGTACACCAACACCTACCGCAACTCAAACACTTACACCTACTCAAACCGAGACTGGTACACCAACACCTACGCCAACATTAACTCAGACTGAGACTGGTACACCGACCCCTACCGCAACTCAAACACTTACACCTACTCAAACAGAGTCAAGTACTCCTACACCGACACCAACATTAACTCAAACTGAGACTGGTACACCGACACCGACACCAACATTAACTCAAACTGAGACCAGTACCCCTACGCCAACATTAACTCAAACTGAGACTAGTACTCCTACGCCAACATTAACTCAGACTGAGACTAGCACTCCTACACCAACGTTAACTCAAACTGAAACTAATACACCAACACCTACACCAACATTAACTCAAACTGAAACTAGTACTCCTACACCGACATTAACTCAAACTGAAACTAATACACCAACCCCAACACCGACATTAACTCAAACTGAAACTAATACACCAACTCCTACACTGACTCAAACTGAGACCAACACCCCTACGCCAACATTAACTCAGACTGAGACTAGCACCCCTACGCCAACATTAACGCAGACTGAGACTGGTACACCGACACCGACACCAACATTAACACAGACTGAAACAAGCACCCCTACGCCAACATTAACTCAGACTGAGACTGGTACACCAACCCCTACGTTAACACAAACACTAACTCAAACTGAGACAAGTACACCAACCACAACACCTACATTAACACCAACATTAACTCAAACTGAGACTAATACTCCAACACCTACACCAACTTTAACACCTACCCCAACTGCTTCCGACCCGTTAGACGAAAGTTATTATTATATTTCGACAGATAGTAATAGTGTATGTTACGGTTTAGATAATCAAATTTTTAAAGTCTATGATGCTGATGGTATATTAGTAAATGGGGAGCTTTTACATGAAGATTTAAATGGAATAAATAAATGGACAATAACTGAGTTACAAAATTTATTTACGCCAACATCAACAGCAACAACGTTTTATATCATAAAAGTAGGTGGTGGAAATGTACTTACGGTTACTGATAGTGGTAATGGGGATTCAATAGTATCTGATAGTCAACCATGTGCCACATCAACACCTACCCCTACGTTAACACCTACGTTAACACAAACATTAACAAATACCCCAACACCTACGCCAACATTAACTCAAACTGAGACTAGCACCCCTACACCTACATTAACTCAAACATTAACTCAGACCGTTACTCAAACACTTACTGAGACACCAACTAATACACCAACATTAACTCAAACACTTACTGAGACGCCAACTAATACACCAACGTTAACACCTACCTTAACTCAAACATTAACGCAGACTGAGACTGGTACACCAACACCTACCCCTACGTTAACACCTACATTAACGCAAACTTTAACAAATACACCTACGTTAACACAAACATTAACTCAGACACCAACATTAACTCAAACATTAACTCAGACGTTAACTCAAACTCCTACGTTAACACCAACAATTACGGATTATCTTAATGCGTCACCATATTGTATAAGAGATAATGTTAATGATGCGTGTTTCAATTGTCAAACAACAAATATTTTAATATTTGACGCGGCTGCACCGTTAGTTGTTGGTGAATTTCTATATACTGCGGCTGAAGGTAATGGTAAATGGGGAATATTGGATTTACAAATTTTATTATCAAGTTCGGCAACAACATTCTATTTGAGTGGGCCTAATTTGAGTGACGTGTTAATTATAACCGAATATGGTGTAACGGGTGATGCTTACGTATCGGGTGTTGCGAATTGTCCAACATCAACCCCAACACCAACTTTAACACAAACACCAACAATCAGTGTCACCGCAACAGCCACACAAACACCTACGGTTAGTGTTACTAACACCCCAACACCAACACCTACAGTTAGTGTTACGGCAACCCTCACCCCAACACCTACACCAACCCTCACCCCAACAACAACACCAAATTGTGATATAAGTTGTGGAATAACTGAAATACCAATTCCTTCAATTACCTATTACAATGTACAAAGGTGTGATGACCAATACACACCTGAAGATGAATCATTCTATACTGGTGTCATAAAATATAACGGACCTGATAATTTTGGTCCCGAGTACGGTCAAATTGTAAGAAGTGATAATGGTAATTGTTATACAATTATTGGTTTAACTCTTTTATCACCAGAAAGTTCAGGAACAATTATCATGGAGTTCTCAACATGTAGTGAATGTACAGTTCCACCACCATCTAGTACACCAACACCAACAACAACACAAACACTTACACCAACTCAAACATTGACGCAAACTGTTACAAGTACTGTAACATCTACACCCACACCTACACCAACAATAAGTGTGACGGCAACATCCAGTCCAACCCCTACAACCACACCAACTAATACAGTTACCGCAACAAATGCACCAACTCCAACAATCACACCAACTATAACACCTACCACAACTTTCCCTGACTTTAGTTGTGGTCCGGAACCAATTTTTAGATACGTATCAACATTCTGTTGTGAATTAGACCCTTTATTAAAAGAGGCGGTTTATGTGAACAATTATGATGGTTACAGTGATAAATTAAGATTTTTCAGAAATTTCGCCTATAGTGTAAATATTTTTAATCTGTTAGGTCAAAAACTTGTCGGAACACTTGATTATTACTATAATACATACAGTTTAAATAATTTATCACCATATACATATTTTGTTCAATATGACGGTGGTTGTAACCCAAGAAATTCATACGCAAATAATATACAATGGTTAGGGGACAATTCAATTGGTCAATTTGTTGAATCACCATTCTTATATTCGACAAGTTCAAACAACAACGATTTATTAAATAGTAATAATCAAGTGGTTTGGTTGGGATACGATATCGCTCAAACTAACATAGCAAATGGAGCACCATTAGTTGTAGGTAGTCGATTATATTTATGGACAACAGTGTATCAACACTCTGCTGGAGCTTATATAATACCATCTGCCGGTTATTACTTATTACCAAACGGAAACAAATATACAGTTGATGCTGACGGATATGTTACAGCAATAGATGTGGGAATTGTAACATTTGTTGATTTTTCAGGTCAACCTAATGTGATTGGTGAAACTAACAAAATATACTATAAATTACAATCATCACGTAATCCTAGATTGTATAGAACACCAATTAAAGAAACCTATATGTTAATGGGTATATCTATAAGTCAACCGGTTACCACTAATGGTTGTTATCGATTTGTTGCCGATAACGGTGCGTATATTCAAGGAAGAGTTATTTCAGTAACCAATACAGGAATAAATACATATAACATAACATTAGATAAATGGGGTTGTGGTGGACAATAAAAAATGGAAAAATATTTAATATAAAAGAATAATGGCAAGATATTTTAATGTTAAACTTCAAGTTGGTTCGGCTGTTGGTCCGTACAATATATACTATGACGATTTATCGAACATAGCAACATTGTACTATGAGAACACGCCGGCAACAGGATTAACATTAGAACAATTAACGTTTTATGATGGAGTTATGGTTTCCATCCCAAATAATAGTACATTAGTTATTGTAAAAAACGTAAATCCCACATGTGGTAATGATGTTTCTATTCCAATACCAACACCTACCCCGACCCCAACACCTACAATAAGTGTAACAGCAACAAATACACCAACGTTAACACAAACATTAACTCAGACGTTAACTCAAACCCCTACGTTAACACCTACATTAACGCAAACTTTAACAAATACACCAACGTTAACACAAACTTTAACGAATACACCAACGTTAACCCCTACAAATACGCCAACATTAACAAATACACCAACGTTAACACAAACGTTAACCAACACCCCTACATTAACTCAGACGTTAACTCAAACATTAACTAATACCCCAACAACAACACAAACGTTAACACCAACAAATACTCCAACATTAACACAAACGTTAACTAATACTCCTACATTAACGCAAACGTTAACGCAAACGTTAACCAATACACCAACGTTAACACAAACTTTAACGCAAACTTTAACAAACACACCTACGTTAACACCAACAAATACACCAACGTTGACACCTACATTAACGCAAACGTTAACCAATACGCCAACGTTAACACAAACTTTAACACAAACGTTAACGAATACACCTACAAATACCCCAACATTAACACCAACAAACACACCTACATTAACAAAAACTTTAACAAACACACCTACGTTAACACCAACAAATACACCAACGTTAACAAATACACCAACACCAAGCACACCAATACGTCAATTACTCGGGTTACATTATGCGACAACTTCTAATGAGTCTTGTTATGGACCTTACACTTTTAGTGATTTATATTGGCAAGGTGCTTTAGGAACACCCCAAGTTAATGATGTGGTTTATTCTCAAGCTAATATATCGTCAACGTATTGGGCTCCAATAGGTTATTATTCAACAGGTAATAGTGTTTATACAGTTGGTTCAAATGGTGTGGTAACCGCGATAGGTGTTTGTCCAACATCAACCCCAACTCCAACACAAACACCAACACGTACATCAACACCTACCCCGACACCTACAAGAACATTAACACCAACACCAACATCACCACCAACATATTCAGTTACACCAGCATTTTCAAATGTTAATGAAGGTGACAGTTTAACATTTAATGTTAACACTAGTCGTGTTGCTAATGGAACCACACTTTATTGGACAATAAATTTCAACGGTTCATCTAATTCAAGTGATTTTGGTTCAACAAGTGGTAGCTTTACAATTAATAGTAATGCGGGTAGTTTCAGTGTTTCTCTTAATGCGGACCAAGTAACTGAAGGTTCCGAATCATTCTTTGTGTATGTTAGAACGGATAGTACCGGTGGTAATATTGTGGCTACGTCAAGTACGGTAACAATTAATGATACATCAACATATCCTGCGGTTAGTATAACATATACTTTAGACTGTGTTGGAACATCAAATACTTCCGGTAGATTTAGAGTTACAGCTGTTTCAGGTGGAAATGGTGGACCATATGAGGTGTCATATAATAATGGATACACTTGGTATTCATGGACAAACTCATCATTCCAAATAGATAATTTACAAGATAATGTTTATGATATAAAAGCGAAAGACAGTATCGGTAACGTATCGGCAACATATACACAGACTCTAAATTGTTATGTTACACCAACACAAACACCAACAAACACACCAACACGTACCGCTACCGCAACACCAACACAAACCACAACGGCACAACCAACACCAACACCAACCGCAACATCTGTTGGATTTACAGTGTCAACCACTAACCCAACATGTCCAAATGGAACGGGTAGTGCGGTTGTTTCAAATCCGGTTGGTGGTTCAGGTTCACCATACTATGTTAAGATAGATGATGGGGCATATACACAATATACCGGAGCAATAACATATTACCCATCAAGCGGTGGCCACACAATTTATGTTAAAGATAGTAATGGTGGTGTTTCTTCTAAAGGAATCTCATTAACGGGACCTACGGCGTTTGGATGGACAACATATGTAACAACTGCGGACCCGGGTATCGATAACGGTTCAATTTCAATTTCATCAAATGGAGGAACAGGAATTAGGAATCACCAACTTTATTTAGACACATCTGGAGATTACGGTTCGGGATATGATGGTCAATGGTTTGAATCAAGACAAAGTGGTTATATAGCCATAAATGAATCTTTTTCATTTGATTATTTATATGCGGGTAACTATTACATCCTTATTACAGACATAGACGGATGTCAGGTTTACACTGAATACTTTGTGGTATAACATTTATTTGTAGTATTTTATTCTTTATATTAACTCAAATATATTCTAAGGATATTTACTAGAATAGATTAATTTTTATGCCTGATTTCGGAACATTAACATTTAACGTACCATTACCAAACGAAAGTGGGGAACAAGACTATTTGAATTATTATGATTCAGGTCTTTATGACGATTTAACGGTACAAGGACAATCCCCAACTTATCCATATACGGGTAACACTGCATTTACTTATTACGCTATTGGTGGAAGCCGTATCCAAGAAAAGAAAAAATACGGTGTAAATGAATATAATGGTGTAACAACTGGAACGGATGAGAACGGTGATTATAGTGGATACACTTTTACATATACAGGTGAAACTATGACAGGTGAAACATTAACCTATCGTGATTATTCAAATGGTTACACCATGATTACGGGTAAAACACATGGTTTTAAAAAAGAAGAAATAGTGAATTATATACTAACAAGAAATGAACATTTCCTTGGTTTTGTTGATGAACCTAGAGTTTATTCTGACGTTTTTGTAGAACGTGGTAAACAAGGTGTTATGGAATTAAACCTAAGATTGGGTGAAGTTGATAATATGGGCGAGTTAAGTAACTACGGAAATGGATATTTTAAAGTGAGAAAACAATAAGATTTATATTTATAAAATAAAGAAAAAATGGCAGTAGGTTCATATGGTATAGTTAGACCGGCAGACGTGTCACCTGCAGATGTTGAGGTGTTCTATCACTACACATCAAGTAGAGTGGCTACCGCAACTCCAATACTAAAAAAATTAGAATCAACAGATGTGTTAACACCAGTTTATCACACCGCTGATACAACAACTAACACTGATGCTCAGGAAAATGAGATATTGGGTGGATTATATAATTTAAAACTAAGTGCGACGGATTTTGCTAACTTAGGTATCTACACTTTACATATTAGACCAAAACAAATTAGAACTTCTATTATGGATTGTGGTGTTTTGGCATCTTTACCATCCGTTAGAGGATTAGTAATTGACATTAATAACGTACCTGCCGAGGACAGAAATAAATTTACACCGCAAGGGTTGGTGGGTTATCGTGTTGAATATATCAGTACAGCCGACGGTAAGAGTAAAGTACCGAATATGTATAGAGTTGTGACATCGTCATTCTATTGTACACCATTAGTATCTAATTTAACCAATACAACAGATAAAGCAATTAGATATCAATATACTGACCAAACAAGTAATTTTCTATTTTTAACAATAACACCATCATCTTCACCATCAAGTAGACCAAACGTTGTTCCATTCATTGGGCAACCGGGGCAAAAGATTATTATTACAAATACTTTTGTTAACCCAACAACAGTTGAAATTGATATGGTTGAACATGACGCATCTACATTAGCACACGCATTGTACGGTAATCAAACCAAGGCAATTACTCCGGGTATTTACACTATCTACGATGAGGATAACAATATCTACAAACAATACAACCTATACGAAATTAAAGATGAGTTTAGCGAGACATTGTACGAGGTACGTGAGGAGAGAACGGATATTGATGAAACATTAAATTACGATAACATTACCACAGTATAATGGCAAAATATACAAAAGTCCCAAGTCAAGTTCGTAGTGGAGTAGAAACGTTTAGTGATAACTTAGTCGGTGTACAAATAACCGATGGTAGTAGTCAATTAACTAATACTACATTCACGATTGATAGGGTTTTAGCTGAAAAAGATAGTAAAACCTTTTCGTCTAAACCATTCTCGGACTTTTTAACATTGGATACGTTAGATGAGGAGACAAACGCTCCAACAACATCTTCAAGCACATCTAAAAAAGAAACTATTAAATTTAAGGGTGCTATTGATGATGCTGGTAAATCTTTATATGGTTCATTAAGACAAAGAATTGGTGTATCTATTGGACGTATCATTGAAAAGTTTCCGGCATCGATATTAGTTGATAATACAACAATTGCTAAGATATCTAACTATACTGCGGAAAATATTTCATATGATGTTGTTAAAAAAACCACAACATTTACATTACAAGATTCATTAATTTACAACCCATTCGATATTGTTCTTAGTAAACCTGAAACAAATACTATTGTTCCAACGAACAATCAGATAAGAAATTTCTATTCGTCATTTAAAAGTTATACTGTACTTTATAGTGGAATTACTTACGACATCATTAGTTATACACAACCTGATAGTGACGGTCTGATTAATTTTAAAGTTAAAGGTAACCCATTCAGCGGTGTGACTGAAATATCTGATAATTTTATTATTAGACCAAACGACGGAATAGTTGAGGAATTTTATAAAGGTCTTGATGATGTCGAATCACTTTTATTAAATAGAGAAACAAGTCCAAAATATACTGCCAAGTTTAAGGTACCAAGAGATAGTTACAATAACTCAACGACAGATATTGTTGGAGTAGAAGTAAGTTGGCCAATAGCGAGAGATGGATGGAATATTCAGATTATTGGTTTAGAATATGAAAGATACATTGATGAATTAAATTCATTGGCCGACGAAATTGATGATTATAAATCAAACATCGTAGTTAGATTCTTAACAGCACCACAATTGTTTGAATTTGATAGTGAAGATAAGAAAGCTGAGTCAATATTTCAATTGTATGGTCAGTCTTTTGACAGTGTAAAAAAATATATCGATAACATCGCTTACATGAGACATGTAAGTTATGATGGTATTAAGAATTTACCCGACGCTTTATTAAAAAATTTATCACAGAATTTAGGTTTGAGTACTGTTAATTTATTTGATGAGAAATCTTTTAATGACACTTTATACACAAGACAAGATAGTACATATGGTGGGATTTCAGTTGGTAAAAATCTAATTGAATCGGAATACGAATTTTATAGAAGATTATTAATCAATCTTTCGGGAATATACAAATCAAAAGGTACACGCAAATCTTTAGAATTCTTTTTGAAATTCTTAGGTGCTCCGGAACCAATGATTAAGATTAACGAATATGTGTACGATGTAAGTAAGTTACCAAATAAATCAACATTAGAAGATGATTTATATGACGTAATAAACGGAATAAAAACCGACTATGTAATTACAGGTATAACACAATCATCAACAGGTGTTTCATATAGTGGAGGTACTGTCACATCATCAAGTACATTAACAAGAGATGAATATCCAATTGATGAAAATGGTTTACCAAGAAAAGTAACTAATCTTAGTTCGGACATATTCTTCCAAAAAGGTGCTGGTTGGTATGATATGACTTTAGACCATAGGTCTTCATTAGAAATTGATTTAGAAAATTCACAGTTAACAGGTAGAATAAAATACACGAAAACCAAGAACAAGGCGTACACTTACGGTGAAGATTATTATGATAACTTCAGAAAATTCCCAAGTTTAGACTACGGTTTTGAAATAACACCAAGAATTGACAATGTAAAGACAAGTAATTTGTTAGTCGAAACCGATTCAAAATTAATTCTAAACAGAAAAAATATATCTGTTAATCTATCACCCTCACAAACAATTGACTACGACATTTGGAGACAGTCAAGAAATTTAGAATTAAATTTTGGAACGTTACCCATTCAATCAAATTACAGTTTTGCGGAATATATGGATAATGTTTTATCTAAAACTATTATCAATTCAAGTACGGTTAAATATGATAGAAACTATATACGTCTTGAAGATGTATACACTTCATATGTTAATGATACGGGTTTCACATCCTATGATTTTATTTCATTAAATGAATATGTAAACACAATGAGTCCATATTGGACACAGGTTATAGAACAATTTGTACCATCAACAACTTTGTGGACTGGCGGTAATGTAATTGAAAACGGTAAGTTTGGACGTTCAAAATATCGTCACATTAAACCATGTCAAATATTCGAAATGGTGGATGATATATATCCTAACTTCCAAGAAGTTGTGGAAAGTCAACCCGACAATAACATTTTTAAATTTTACCCAACTTTAATTATTGATGGTATAAACTATAGTGGCTCAACACATTACGCCACTATGAGTGGAACAACAAATACATCCACATCTGCTAGTTTAGATACACCTGATTATGATAAATTAAAAGAATTATGGTTAACCGCATTAGAGGGGTTAATTGATGATTTAACGGTAACTATTGATAGTGTTGGTAAAAACACAATTTATGGTAACAGTATAGGGTTTGCGGGCATAACTGGTACAACAACTGCACCTATGTTATCATATGAATTTTTTATTAATGAATACGGTGTTGAAAAAATTAAATTTAAATCGTACAAATATGGACCAACTTATTGTACGGTGTTGAAAAAATTTGATTTTGGATTCACCACGGTATATAGTAACTACGTTATCGATTGTAATTTCTCAGGTGCTTCCGCAGATTTCATAGATGATTGTAGATTTAGTGGGGCAAGTGCGGTTTATAGTAGTTAAATAAAATTAAACAAATATTTATAAAATATGTCATTTTCAGCAACAATAACATTAGGAGTAGTAGGAACATCGATAACATCTGTGAAGATTTTATCATGCGGAACGGACAGTGGATGTTCCGGAGGTGACCAAGTTTTAGGGTATGAAAACGTACCCATTTCATCATTCCCATTACAGGTTTACAATATACCTAACGATACACAGTATTTAAAAATTGTTTCACTTGGGGAATGTACGGCATCACAATGCGTCTCAATTGGTTTAATACCTACCAAAACCCCAACCCCAACACCAACACCTACCAAAACCCCAACTCCAACCACAACACCAACTCCTACAATTACATTAACTCAAACGGTAACTAATACACCACCTGCTTTGACACAAACAGGTACACCACCGGCTTTAACTCTTACACCTACAATTACACCGACTCTTACACAGACTATCACACCTACAATCACACCTACAATCACACCAACAAGAAGTAATACACCGACGCCAACACCAACAACCAGTGGTACGGCAACACCTACTCCAACTCCTACACTTACATTAACACCAACCCAACCATTGGCAGCGTCGTATTTATTCTACTCCGCTGCGGGTATTAGTGGGGCGAATGGTGATTGGGTTACCTTTACTGATACAACAACAACATTTAAATATAATAGTTTAACTGAGGATTTTGAAACATATATTGGTAGAAGAATATCTTCAAGTGATAGAATACAAACTTACACCCACCATGTTTGTACCGACAAAGATACAGTAACATATAGTTTAAATTATGTTCATAAAGCCGGACAAACCGGTAGTGCTCAAACCGCCATCGGGGCAATATTTGCTCATCCGGTATCTATGGGGACTATAGTGGATTTTAAAGATGTTACAACAAATCAAACTTACCAACCAATACCAATTGGTGGTAGAACAACAAACGGAACCGACTTTAAAATTGGTTCGGTCTATTATAGATTATATAGATTTTTAAATAATCAACCGACAGGTACTAATAATTTTACCCTTAAAGTAACAACTTGTTCATAAAATTAAATAATAAAATAAAATAAAATATGTCAGTATTACCATTAAATTCAGGTGGACCAATAATTGGAGGAGCGATATCTACCGCAAATGAACAATCAGTATTCGGTACCCACATATCACATTTAGGTATTGGTGGTTTAGTAGAATTACCAACAATTGAATATAGAAACACTATTCCTGTTGATGCTACAATGAATAATGATGGATTATCTTGTGGAAGAAGAAAATTAGGTATGGTTGTCTATGTTATTAATGAAAAAAAATACTATCAACTAAGACCTAAAATTTCAGATACTGAAGTCACATACACACAATGGACAGGTTATACCGGAGCAGAAAAAATTGTTTTATTGGACCCATTACAAACTGAAGTTTATGATGAAATAACAGATACAATTCTTTCGGGTAGTGGTGATGCTGATGATGCTTGGGTTGAGGTTTTTAATTTTGTAAACACCCCAACACTAACAATTAATAATAATACTGATAATTATATTTTCGCATCAAGTGGAACCGCTGACACAATTGAAGGTCAAAGCGGTTTAACTTGGAATGGAACAACGTTATCGGTTAGTGGTGACACAAATACCTCGGGTGAATCATATATGGCATCTGCCACGGTTAGAGATTTAACACAAAATAGAGTTGTGGTGGCTGGTGTTGACGGGGCTTTGACCAATTATACTGGTTTAACATTTGATAACACAACACTGTCAACAACAAAAGATTTTAATGTTGACGGTAATTCAACTTTAGCTACTGTAACCGTTGAAAATTTAACACAAAATAGAGTTGTGGTGGCCGGAGTTAGTGGAGCTTTAATTGATTATAGTGGTTTAACATTCAACAATACCACATTAATCACAACTAAAAATGTTGAGATTGGTGGTACGTTAGATGTAAATGGAGAATCCACGTTGGCATCTGCTACGGTAGAAGATTTAACACAAAATAGAATTTTGGTTGCGGGTTCGGGAGGTTCATTAGTTGATTATAGTGGTTTGACATTTGATAACACAACATTAAGAACAACAAAAAATGCCGAAGTTGGTGGAACATTAACGGTAACAGGTAACACCACAGCAAACGCTTTTTATCAATCATCAAGTAGAACATTAAAAACAAATATAGAGAAATTAGAAATATCAGGTTTAGATTTACTTAGTCAAGTTAATGTTGTAAAATTCAATTACCTAAATGATTTAGAAAACAAACGAATAGGTTTCATTGCTGAAGACACACCAATTGAATTATCAACAAAGGAACAAAATGTAATGGACACAAACTCAAGTATTGGTTTATTAATTAAGGCAGTACAAGAGTTAAGTGATAAAGTAAAAGAATTAGAGTCAAGACTTAAATAATGACAAAACAAACGGGTTATTTGGTAACGTGGAATGAAATGTCAACAATGGGAGCAACACCTGTTGAACAAACAACTGCACCCACTGGTGATAAAATTGTTACTAAATCCGAATCTACCGATTATTATCAATGGGATGAAAAATATCTTTTATCATATAATAACAATCAATGCCCACCATATGAGGCGTTCGTACCTGTAGTAAACTTAGTGACTGTTACATACTCATCAAGCGCTGTGGGTGGACCCGATTGTTACATTGATAATAATGGTACACATTATAATGGTCTACAAGAGTGGTTAATGGGTTGGGATAGAATAATAGTATCTGGAGACGTACAACCCGAAAACGGAACTATTGCCATTTATGCTAGAGATGGTGAAGAATTCACCGCTAAGTCATATGTTGATGGAAGATATTCCACATGGGGAGATTACACAGGTTGTACCACCACTGTCGAAGTTTATGAAAATAATATACTTTTAACAGGTAGTTCATTATCTTTTACCAATATAAATCGTCCAGACGATTCAGATTGGAGAGTTGAAACAGAAGTAAAATTTACACCAATTTACGGTAGAACTTATGAAATTAGAACATACAATCATGATTTAATTGGACCTTTAGATTGTGATTTTACCGCAACATTTACACCATATACGTTAAGTGAAACCACTCAAAAACCACCATCGGCCACTGATTATGGCAGTTTGTTGTTAGACATATTTGGTTCGAGTAATATTGACAAATATAGATTAATTAACATCACATCAGAAACTTCAGAATTTGGTGACTTTGTTACGGTATCCGAAACAACAAGTGAGAGGAGAATACCATCAACGGCAACTACCATACAGCAAACTGACATGACCGGACCGTTAGGAATTTCAAGTAATTTTTATAGATTTGGTATTAATATTGCTTTAATGATGGAAAAATACCCAAGTGTCAATCTTTTTTCATTTAGAATAGTAATGAAAAGAAAGGCTTCGGAAACGGGAAACATGGCGGTGGCATTCACATATGGTAAAAAAGTTAATTCACTAGTACAATTAATACCAGCTGCGGGAGGTATTGATTTTTATGCACCAACACATGGTAACGATGGTCGCTCCGAATTTCCAGATGCCGGTTCAATAACCGTTCAGGCATTAAATTCTGATACGTATTATGCAGCAGCTAGAATTGAATATAATAAATCTGCCAATACTTTTGTGATTATTAGTGAAGGAGTTTAAAAAATATAAAAAATGTCAATATATTATAAAGTAAAAATAGATTCGGGAACCGCTGCTGGACCATACACAATTTATCATACTCAGATAAATTCGTCAAATATTGCGACGTTATATAGTAATGCCCAACCGGCGGTAAACGTAACGTATACATCACTAAATTCGGGTGACGGAGTTTTAGTAATTGTACCGGACAATACAACAAGAGTAATTCTTTATAATCAAGAGTGTGACACATACGAAGATAATTTAGTAACATATAATATATCGGCAGCCTCATCTAATGTTAATGAGGGAAGTAGTATAACATTAAATGTCACAACTAGAAATGTACCTAATAATACTGTACTTTATTGGACAATTAATTATAACAGCTCATCAAGTGACCCCGACTTTTTTACTGCGGTAACTGGTACAACTACAATAGTTAATAAAGTAAGTACATTTAGTGTTTCATTGGAATCCGATTTGGCGACAGAAGGTTCCGAAACTTTTTATGTTGAATTAAGAACCGGTAGTTTAACGGGTACCATTGTCGATAGTACGGATGTAATCACAATAAATGATACGTCAAGATATTATTATTACTTGGTTAAACAAACATATAACTGTGAACCAATTGGTAATCCATATGCATATTATAAAGTACAATCCGATTATGGTGAAAATAAACTTGTTAAAGTCAATGGTGTTGGAGACAATATGTACTTAATGCGCAATGAATTTAATCAAAACAACGGTGATAATGTGGCGTTTGTTGATGTTACAAATTGTGTTAAAGGAACACCAACATATAGTATAACCGCATCGACAAACACTATAAGTGAAGGTGGGACTGTAACATTTGCGATTAACACCACATATGTAATGGATGGTACAAGACTTTATTGGAAAATTAATTACAATAATTCATCATCAAGTAACGATTTCAGCTTTACGGACGGTACTTTCGTAATCAGTAATGGTTCGGGTAGTGTTAGTACAGCTATTGTTAATGACTTACAAACAGAAGGTGCTGAAACATTCTATGCGGAATTAAGAAAGGAAAGTATTAATGGTGCGATTCTTGCCACTTCGGGAGTTATAACAATTAATGATACATCAACGTCACCACCAACATACGCTATCTCAACACCATCTAGTGTTAATGAAGGTTCGACAGCAAACTTTAATGTTACAACAACAAATGTGGCTAACGGAACTATTCTTTATTGGAGGGTATTATTTAACGGTGAAACGGATAGTAATGACTTTACATCAAATATTGGAACTGTTACAATTAATAATAATTCGGGATTAATTGGTGTGGGTATAAGAAATGATAACACAACCGAAGGGTTAGAATCTTTTAAAGTAGAATTGAGAACAGATAGTATACGTGGTGACATTAAAGCAACATCTAACGATGTTACGATTAATGATACATCAATATATCCTACTGTTGAATTTACATATTCACAAACTTGTATTGGTACATCAAACACATCAGGACGTGTTACATTTACAAATGTTACGGGAGGAAGTGGTGGACCATATGAAGTGACAATTAACGGAACGAATTGGTATAGTTGGACTGGTAGTTCATTTAGAATTGATGGTATTGCTGACGGTACGCATAATTTACGTGCTAGAGATAATATTTTTAATTACTCGGCAATATCAACTATAACGGTTGATTGTTATAGAGCACCTATATATTCAATTGCGGCTGTAGGAGGTGTAACCAGTGTTAATGAGTCTAGCGCAATATCGTTTGCGGTTAGTACAACATATGTCCCTAACGGAACCACACTTTATTGGTCTATAGATACGAATAATTCAACATCGGCAAGTGATTTTAATCCAACTAGTGGTAGTGTAACTGTTAATAATGGTTCAGGAACGATTAGTATTGGTATAATTGGAGATAATTTAACTGAAGGCCCACAAACATTTAGAGCACAATTAAGAACCGGTAGTGTATCAGGAAATATCGTAGCCACTTCGGGAGTTATAACAATTAATGATACTTCAATCAATACCGTACCTAATTGGCAGTACGCTGGATTTACGACATGTGTTTCATGTCAAAATGTTACAGTTTATAAAGATGAAAATCCTAATTCAACAACTTATAATTACTATCGAATAGGTACAGATGGTAGTGCACAACCTAATCAACCAACTGGAATTCCTTGTAACACAAGTGCGGTTTGGGAAAATAATGGAAGTTATGGTTGTTACGGAACATGTGGTAAGTATTATGTACAAACTGATACAAATCCATGTTCTATCACTTCTCAATCCACTAGACAAGGAGATTTGGTTCCTGGTGAAAGTAATTCAACATTTTGCTATAATGGGTCTAACTGTTGTGGACAATCAACAACACCTAATTGGGTAAATTCAGGGTCACCGTATTGTCAAAATGGGTATCAATATCAATTAAAAACTGACAATAATCCATGCTCATCAACACATACGGCAACGGATGCGGTTCCAACTGGTGATAACTCACAATGTTGGCAATTATCTGACGTTTATTATACATCATGTGCCAACGCAAACTCTGCATCTGAACCATATCAATCATACGTGTTAAATGGTACTTACAAATACACAACCTATAATGTTTCAGGAAATTGGGAAAATCTTGGAACATTTATGACAGGCGATTGGTTTTTTGTTGATTCAACGGGGGCACATAGGAGAACATTCTATAGTGGTGATAATTTAGAATTATTAGGAACAATTGTTACTACAGACTTAAGTGAATGTACAACCGGTGGAGGAGGAACAGACCCTGAACAATTAGGTTAATATAACGATAACAAAAAAATTAAAATTAATATTTATAACATATGAGTTTCTTAGACGGTAATAATTCAGAGTATCTTTCAGCAAGATTAACCCAAAAGGGAAGAAGAGCAATTGCGAATGGTGATTTTAAAATCAGTTATTTCTCAATCGGTGATTCTGAATTTGTATACACTACCCCTTTTTCGGCAATAACAGGTGACCCAATTGATGGCATAAATCACCAAGGTGTATTAGCACCTTTGGATAAAGATTCACAAATTAAATATCCACTGTTGTTTGATAACACAAACACAACACAATATGGCATACCTGTGACGGGAACAACAACCGAAACCTTAAGAAATACCATGGGACCCGCTGGCTTTGTTTCGGCTTATGATTTTGATAACGACGAGGCAACTGTTGTATGTTTAAATAATACGGTTAATTTCTTAAAAATATCAGGAGGTACAACTTTATATGTTGATATAATTTCAGGAACAACTTATAGTGGTTCTGAATTTATCACACTATCCTTTGATGGAATGAATGGTGATATCATTACGGGAAATACAAACTCACAAATTTATAAATTAGTTAGTGTATCAGGAATTACAAGTGAATTAGAATTACTAACACTCGATAGACCATTACCAAACTTAACAGGTTTAACGGGTGTTGCTCACGTTATATCAAATAAATGTGATATTGAATTCCCTCCGGGTGATGTTGATATGACATGTTTACCAATCTTACCCGAAACTACTGAACAACACAACCCGTGGACATTAAATGTTATATGGTCACAAAAACCTATTGGTTTTGATACCGGAGGTGATGATGAAAGTTTATCAGGTTTCACAAGTAGTAAATATATTTCAACAAAGGAATTTTTAGGTTATCAAACGACAGGTCAAACACATACCACGACAACGGGAACTTTGTTGTCTAAACCGACATCGTATGTTAATTCATTTGGTGAAGAAATAGAAGTAAAGTCGACAGAACAAAAATCAATTGCTTTAGTACACTATTCTGAAATTGGTGATATCGTAAATGACCCAGATAGATTCTTTAAGTATGATGACTATATTAGTATGTTATCAGGTAACACAATAACACCTGACGATACGGATGATTATGAATACTTCCAAGTGTACCTACCATACTTACAATATCATAGAAATACAGGTACAACTATTGGTACTATATTCAGTGCCGATACTCAAAACAAATTGGTTAAGTCGGTTGTAAATGAAAATTTCACATTAACATATAGAGATTTGTTAGATGAGAATGGTATCAAAGTAGGTAAAATTTTCACAGAAAAGAAAATAATTGTATTTGATGATGAAGAAATTGTTGCGGCATTAGATTATAAGTCAAATAGAACATATACATTACCCGCACCAAAAGTTGGTTCAATACCAACAGATACAAGCGGTGCGAATTCAGTAATGGAGGGAACAACTGGACAAACATTATGGGTAACATATATGTTTGCTTATGAGGACGATAATCAATTAAATGGATTACCATGTAATTACTATACTAAAATTACCGGAACAACAACACCATCTAACGTAACGGTTAAATTTAACGGAGGATTTCAATTTATGAAAACTTCAATTGATGATGTTAAAACTGGTTTTATTGCGAATAAATTCTTCATATTAACACAAATGGTAGACAACGGAGAATTACCGACACCAAGTAATTGGGAGGCGATTAATTTCACAACAGAGGCGGGTGGAGACGGTACCGAATTATTAGACCCAACTAATTTAACAGGTGTTACATTTACAATCAATAAAATCAAATACGATGATGGGTCATCGTTTGATATTGAAAACTTTATTGGATTAGTACCAAACGAACCGTCTACCTTACCACAATTTGGTGATGAACAACCATTTCCAGGTAGTGTTAAATTGGTAAGAGCATCCGATATTGTTGAAATGAATTTCTTAATTAATTTACCAACAGGAAAATTCTCAACGTCACAAAATAAAACGTACACATCGGGTGATGCCAAAATTACTGAAGTTGCTTTATTGAATGATAGTAAAGAAACTATGGTAATGGCTAAGACGGCAAAACCAATAAGAAGAGTAGGAACACAAGTATTTGCGGTAAAATTAGACTTCTAAGACTTTACAATTCATATTTTATTATTTAATATAGTTTATATGAATAAAAAAATACTTGAATCGGCTAAAATTCTTGGTTTAGATATCAGTACAAAGACCATTGGGTTTGCGTTATTTGATATTTCGGGGTCAAAGTTATTGGAGTTAACACACTTTTCTCCAAAAATTAAACCACAACCCGAAGACAAAATAGAAGAATTAATTAAGAAGGCAGATGCGTTTAAAAAACACATTGAAAACTATAAAGGAATGGGTATTACTCGTGTCATTATAGAAGAGCCACTACTTCAATCTAATAATATCTACACAATTGGTACGTTATTACGTTACAACACTTTAATTCTTAAAGTATGTTATGACGCATTAGGAATCTTACCAACATTTATCTCCACATATAACTCAAGAAAATTTGCGTTTCCCGATTTGGTCGGTCCAAATGACAAAGGACGAAATGTATTATTTGGGGGATACCCAAAAGATATTGATAAGAAACACGTTATATGGGAACACGTTAATGAGGTTTGTCCTGACATCAATTGGTTATATGGAAAGACAGGAAATTTAAAGAAAGAAAATTATGACATGGCGGATGCTGCATGTTGTGTTATTGGATATGTAAATATGATAAAAGATTTAGAAAAAAGTAGTAAATAACTTTGTTTTCTTAATTATTTTATTTATATTTAATAATGTAGGTCGGGAATGTAGCAATACATTCTTGGTTGGTAGGGAGTCGGGGTGGTGTTCGACTCCCATTTTTTTGTCTAAATTTTTTTATTCACAATTTTTTATGTATCTTTCGGTCATGACTGACCAAAAAGTAGATTATACCCCCGTTATTGATATTCTTGAGGATATTTTGGGAAATCCAAAACTCCACAACGATTACAAAGGACAAATTTCTTTTGATTGTCCGGTTTGTTCATATGATATTAAGGAATTAGACCACGGTGATGGTAAAGGAAACCTTGAAATTAACTATAAAGAGAATGTCTTTAAATGCTGGTCGTGTTCAGAAACACATGGAACTCACGGTTCACTTTATAAGTTAATTAAACAACACGGTAATCCTAAACATCTAAAGAATTATCTAATTCTTAGACCGGATGAGGACGGTGATTCACCAAAACGAGTATATCAACAAGTTAGATTACCCAAAGAGTACATTAGATTTAAGGATGTAAGTAGAGGAATGAGTTTAACACCTCAATTCAAACAAGCATATAACTATATTAGGAAACGTAACATCACAGACGAGATGTGTGATAGATACAACATAGGTTTTTGTCTTGACGGTGATTACGGAAATAGAATTATCATTCCATCATATGATGAATATGGTAAACTTAACTACTTTATTGCTCGTTCGTATCTAACATACACCAAATTAAAATATAAGAATCCCGAAGTACAGAAGGAGATTATCATATTTAATGAGAAGTTGATTAATTGGAATGAAAAGATATACATTGTTGAAGGTGCGTTTGATAGTATATTCATACCAAACTCAATACCAATGTTAGGTAAGTTTATGTCAGACCATTTATTTAATAAACTGTATGACCAAGCAAAAGGTGGGTTAACAATTGTATTAGACCCCGACGCGTGGAATGATGCTGAACGATTATATCATAGAATTAACTGTGGTAAATTAATGGGTAAGGTAAACATTGTAAAATTAGAGGGTGACAAAGATATTGCGGACTTGGCTGGCAATTTAAGTGATTACAGAGAAAAACAATTAGACTAATATGAATTTAGGAGACATCTCATTAGAGATTAGAGAAGCGTTGGAAGAAAGAAGGAAACAATTAGAATTGTCCTTTATTGAAGAAGACCACATTTATTACATGAGAGACCTTAATGGTGAAATAAAAAGTAATTTCCCATCGGTATCAAAACTTATTTCAAAGTTTCACAAACACTTTGATTCGGAAGGTAAGGCATTACAAATGTGTAAAGGTGACCCTGAAGGTGCTAAAGAATTGTTAGCGGAATGGAGACTTGCCGGTGACCTGTCTACTAATATGGGTAGTCGTGTTCACTTTGAATTAGAGACCGATACCATCGGTAGATTTGGTGGTTATAAGGATGTTAGACAACCAATATTTGACATCAATGAGGAACAACAACGTAAGAGTGATGCGATGATTACTGCGGGTAAGGAGTTTCTTGATTTAATGTTAGAACGTGGTGCTGTGTTGTTAGACACTGAGATGGTATTGGGTGACCCCGAAGAAGGTTACACTGGCCAACCCGATAAGGTATGGTTAATGATGAACAGACAAAAGACTGATTATGGTTTGGTTATTACCGATTGGAAAACAAATAAACCAAAGAATTTTGAAGTTCAATACTACACCGGTAGATTGTACCCACCATTTGGTGATTATCACGATAATGCTTTGGGTCACTATTACTTACAACTACCCTTATATGGTAGGTTGATATTAAAAATGTTACAAGGTACCAAATTTAATAATACAAAATTAATGGGTAGTGTCATTGTTCTTTTAAAAGATAATAGTACATTTGAGGAGTTCAAAGTACCAAAAGAAATAAGTGACACCATATTAACCATGGATTTAAAAAAATACATTAAACGATGATTAAAAGAATAGTACATATTGCTGACATTCACATTAGAACTTTTCAATACCACGAATTGTATAGGGCTCAATTCCAAAAACTAATTGATGAATTAAAGGTTCAATATCAAGGTTGGGTTAATGAAGGTCTTACTTGGGATAATATTCGTGTTGTCGTTGCTGGTGACATTGCACACCAAAAGATTAATATCTCAAACGAACAGTTGATGTTAACCAGTTGGTTTCTAAAACAATTAGGTGAGTTTGGTAGGGTGGTAATCATTCCGGGTAACCACGACTTCTTAGAGAACAACACACAACGTTTAGACAGTATTACACCAATTGTGGAATTGTTATATGATGAACCAATCTATTACTATAAAGATAGTGGAGTATATCCCGATGAGAATATCAATTGGGTAGTATACTCATTATATCAACATAACACGAAACCCGAATATGTGAAGGAAGATGGTAAGTTCCACGTTGGATTATTCCACGGACCAATCCAAGGACTGTCAACCGATTTAGGTTTTGAGTTTGAAGATGCTTACGATAGATTAAACTTTGTGGATTTAGATTTATTATTATGTGGTGACATTCATAAAAGACAACAATTCACATTACCGGGTGGAGGTAAAGCCATTATGGTCGGAAGTTTAATCCAACAAAATTTTGGTGAGACGGTGAAACATCATGGTTACGGTATATATAATATGGAGACCGATGGGTATACGTTTCACGATTTACCAAACGAACAACCATTTCTTCATTTCAACATAAACGATATAACTGATATTGAAGATGGTAAAGAAGTACACGTTAACCTTGGATAAAGAATTCGTTCAATATTGTGAACTGAATGATATACAAGATATAGATAAGAAAGCTAAAGAAACATTTAATCGGGGATTTACCATTTTAAAATATGGTGAGACCCCATCTAACTTAAAAGGAAAGGAGGTTATAGTTGAAAAAGAAGTCATCAAAGAAATCATTAAAGAAGTCCCCGTCGACAGAATCGTCGAGAAGACCATTGAAATCGAGGTTGAAAAGCTGGTGGAAGTACCAGTTGAAGTGTTTAGAGAAGTTATTAAAGAGGTACCGGTCGAAGTAATCAAAGAGGTTATTAAGGAAGTCACGGTTGAAGTTGAGGTCATTAAAGAAGTACAAGTGGAAGGTAAGACCAAAACAAAGACCGTGGTAAAAGAAGTACCTGTTGAAATAATTAAGGAAATTATTAAAGAGGTTCCGGTCGAAGTAATTAAAGAAGTTAAGGTAGAGGTTATAAAAGAAATCGTCAAAATAGACGAAACTGAAATTATTCGTTTAAAAGAACTTAATAAAAAATTACAAGATGAGTTGGATAAGATAACTGAAAGTCTTGAAAAACTTAATAAAGGAAAGTACATGAAGAATAGTGATTTAAATTCACTTTATGACGAGTAGATTTTGTTTTCTTAATTTTTTTACCTATATTTTAATATGGAATTAATTATTTTTTGGATTTTAGCGGGTTATGGAATGACCTCTATCCTCGTTTGGGGCTCTATCTTTGAAGGAGCGCGCAATTTTATAAAGAAACACTCTAAGTTTTTTGGTGACCTTATATCGTGTACATTATGTACTGCAACATGGGTTGGTTTCTTTATGTCAATTACATTAGGTGGTTTAGTTAACACCTATGTGGAAGTTGAAATGATACCTTTTACCATATTTTTTGATGGAATGTTCGTCGCAGGAGCCGTTTGGGCGATAAACGCAATCGTCGAATTTTTCGAGGAGAGTAGAATCAAATAATTCATTATGTCTAAATTACAAGGATATAATGCCGACGGGACAAAAATAAATTTTAAAGATTTACCCGTTAGATTAGCGGTTATACATTTTGCTAAAGAGGCGTTAGGTTACAATGTAATCTCAAATAGTAACGATGATTATAAAATTGATTTAATATCGGAAAATGGAGATTGTCCCGACATTGAGTGTGAAAGAAGTAACTGTACCACCGAAGATTATTGGACAAACAAAAATTACTCACAATTTTTACATAATGCAACCCCAAGTATTAAATTTAAAACACTTAACTTTCAAGGTCGAAAAGAACATTATTGGCAAGAAGGTGACCATTACTATACCAGAGGGAAACATGCTGGTAAATTTTGGTATACAGAACATAATCATTTGACAAATCTTTTTGTAAGAACGACCTTTAATTTTACACAATTTATGGTGATAAGACCTGAGGTAATAAGAGATGAAAGTAAAGTACTTAGAGCCTGGAAACAACCAACAACAATACATAAAAATGAACCGGAACCTTGGTTAGGGTTTAGATATCAAGATGTCGAAACTTGGAATTTTAAAAACGGAATTTACTCATTAGATAAAAGATATGAATCACAACAATCCATTCATTAAATTAACGTGGACGGACACTGCGGAAAATTTCACACCTGAAAAAATCAGGAGAGTTAAAACGTATTTCCAAAACAAATACAACACTAACTCCGTACAAATTATCACAAAGACCACCACAAATGTTGAGAACACTCAATTACAGTCTTTGGATGTGTCGGACAACATTCTTGATAATCAATACCAAAAGAACCTGATGAAAGATTTCATTAAGGAAAATTCTATTGGTGTTAAATGGGAATTAATCGATAGATTAGATAATAGAGTAAACGGTGAAATTGAAAAACAAAATGAAAACAAAGTACGATATAACAAATGGTTTATCAAAAAAGTCGAATTTTCTAATTTTCTATCTTTCGGTGATAATAATGTTATTGACTTTACTAATTTGGATGGAATATCAGTTGTTGAGTCCACACCTAAAAACTTTGGTGGAAAATCTACCTCAACGGTAGACCTTTTAATGTTCTTATTTTTCAATTCAACCACAAAGACTAAGACTAATGCTGAAATCTTTAACAGATTCACAGATAAAGACGAGGTAAGTGTTACTGGTGAAATCACTATTGATGGTGGTGACTATGTTATTGAAAGAAAGACATTGAGAAAAAAATCAAAGTCGGGAGATTACACAGTTACCAACAAGTTAGAGTTCTACAAACGTAAGGAAGATGGGACAATTGAAAACTTATCGGGTGAACAACGTAGAGAAACTGAAGATTTTATCGCCTCAGCTATCGGTACCGAGGAAGATTTCTTATCGACCATCTTAACAACCGGTTATAACTTAGAAGAATTAATTGAATCTAAACCAACCGCTCGTGGACAAATTCTAACTAAATTTATGGGATTAGAAAGTCTCAAAGAGAAAGAAGAAGTTGCTAAAGGTATCTATAATGATTGGAGTAAGAAATTAATTTCAAACACTTATAATGTTACTCAGTTAGAAATTGACAATGAGACATATAAAGAAAGTATTACTAATTCTGAAGAACAACTAATCGTTTTAGCTGATGAACTAGATGTACTTACTAAAACATTAAAGGGTTTAGAGGACAAAAAGGATGAGTTATTAAGTTCAAGAAATAATAATATCGATAGAGATTTAATAAACACCAATCCCGTACAACTTCAAAACGATATTGAAGATTTAAAAAAGAAACAAAAATTAAGTCAAGCGGGTGTTGATAATACTATCGTAGTTGAGCCGACCAATTATTATTTAGAGGAAGAACATAACTCGGTTAAAAATCAATTAAGTACATTATTAGTTGATGATAAAATTGATTTTGACGCAATTGGAAGAAATGAAAAACTAATCAAACAATTTGAGGAAGGTTCAATATGTCCAACATGTAATAGACCACTTGAAGACGTTGACCATACCGATGAGATTAATAAGATTAAAGAATTAATTGAGGAGTTAAAAGAGAAACGTAAAAATCGCGTAGATTTAATGGGTGAATTGAATACAAAGGATGGTCACTTTAAAACATTAAAAGCGGAGTTTGATTTATATGAAAGAAACAAATTAATCAAAGCTCGTTACGAATTAGAAGTTGAACAAAAACAAGTTGAAATCGATGGTAAACAACTAAAAATTGATAACTACGAAAATAACAAGAAAAAACTCGAGGACAATCAAAAAATTGATGCCGAAGTGGTTGCCGTAAGAACTAAAATTGAAACGGCAAATGCGAATATTAGAATAAATGGTACTAATACGGAAAGACACAATAATAACATTTCCAACATGAAAGAAAAAATCACCACCAATTTAGAATTAATTGGTAAGATTAAATCTGAGGAAGAGTTGATGGCGGTATTTAAAGTTTATTTAACTATCTACGGTAAGAATGGTATCGCTAAAATTATTATGAAAAATATGATTCCGTTGATTAACCAAGAACTGTATCACTTATTAACTGATAGTTGCCATTTCATTTTAGAATTATCAATCAACGATAAGAATGAAGTTGAGTTCATTATGATTGATAGTGAAAGTCGTGTTGTAAAACCACTTAATGCCGGTTCAGGTTATGAAAGAACAATTTCGTCATTAGCACTTCGTAGTGTATTGACTAAAATCTCGTCACTACCAAAACCTAACATCGTTGTAATGGACGAAGTCTTTGGCAAAATTGCGGATGAAAACCTTGAAATGGTTGGTGAATTTTTTAAGAAGATTAAAAATTACTTTGAACATATTATCGTTATTTCTCATAATCCATTGATTCGTAACTGGTCAGATAATTTGATTATGATTAAGAAAGATGAGAACGTCTCGTCAATTGATTTTATCACAACAAAAATTTCGTAGTTTCGATTTTTTTACTATCTTTGTTACCTAAATAATAAATATATGACACCGAAAGAATTAAATAGTTTTGGTCTATACGCTAAAGACCACGGAATCAATTCATTAGACCTACATAGGTTCAACACTAACATTGAAAGTAGTATGACCCCATATATTCTTGAAGAAAGAAGTATGAATGTTACCGTGATGGATGTGTTCTCACGTTTGATGATGGAACGTATTATTTGGGTGGCAGGACCGGTAGATGACCGTATGTCCACCGTAGTTCAAGCACAGTTGATGTTCTTGGATAGTCTCGATAACAATGACATCACAATGCATATTGACTCACCAGGAGGAAGTGTGAAGTCAGGATTATCAATGGTCGATGTGATGGATTATATCAAATCAGATATCCGTACTATTAATACAGGTATGGCGGCTTCAATGGGTTCAGTTCTATTAGGTGCCGGTACCAAAGGTAAAAGAGGTTCATTAAGATTCTCACGTACAATGTTACACCAATCATCAGGTGGTGCCGGTGGTAATATCCAAGATGCTCGTATCACATTTGCTGAATGGGAAAAAATCAACGATACATTATTTGAACTGTTAGGTGGATACTGCGGTAAAGATGCTGAAACTGTTAAAAACGACGCAAGTCGAGATTTATGGTTAGGGGCCGATGAAGCATTGGCATATGGTATTATCGATGAGATAGTTAAGAGAAAATAAGATAAGGGGACAAAAGTCCCCTTCATCATATTTATATATAAAATAGATATGATGAATATTTTAAAACTCGACATCAAAACAATAGTCCTAATTATATTAGCATGTATTGTTGCGTATTACTACTTTAAGGATAGTGGTGGTGATACACCCGGTGATATTGTAAGTGTTAACGGTAAAAAATATGAACTATTAAGCCATAAGGTAGATACGTTTATTGTGGACCATTATAAAACTAAGATAGTTAAGGGTGATGACATTTATCACGAAACTGTAGTTGAAAAAAATGTCGAGGTACCCGTACTAACTAAAGTAGATACATTAACAATCCTTAGAGATTTTTATAAAAAAGTTATTTATAAAGATTCATTAAAATTAGATAACGATTTAGGAACAATTTCAATCACCGATACAATTTATAAAAATAAGATATTGGGTAGAAAATGGAACGCATATCTTAAAGAGAGAACCGTTAAAGAAACTACAATCGTTAAAGAATTACCAAAGAATCAAGTATATTGGGGATTCAATGGAGGGTTTAATAAAGAAGATGTTGTTAGTAACGTATCTGCCGGTTTAATATTAAAAACAAAGAAAGATAAGTTAGTACAACTTAACTTAGGGGTAGCAAACAACACAACACCATCGGGTAACAAATTAACACCATATGTGGGTGTTGGTATGTATTGGAAAATTAGAATTAAAAAATAGATTAACATGAATACATATATTTTATTTATTTTCGGAATGTTTGAGGACCACGAAGATATTGAATATTTTTGTATGGACATCATCGGTGAAATGACATGTGTGAGCTCAGTTAGATACGTAATAGAGAACTCACAAAACGTTATAGTAATATTTGATTCAGATAAAGATATGTCAGTAATATCAAAAGATATGTTTGACACATTAAAGAATGATAATGTTAAATTCTATTTTATTTTTGAAAGAAACAATCTTATTAGTGCACACGTACCAC